CACGAGGCATCTGGGGGGCGTTACTTGGCTGGGCGCAAACGTCCGTTGCGATATTCATTAAGAAGATAGCTCCAAGAGCTAACGTATAAACTTTTAAGCGAGTCATTTGACATATGAGGTATTCGTGAAACAATTTTCTGTGCTTTCTCTATGCGCTCCTGTTCGATCACAAACTGCTGCTGATCCTGCACCATGAAGGAGTCAAGGGCGGCCTTGGTTTGCGTTACTATGAACAGGTTAGAGTCCATCTGTGCGATGTACTTCTCGTTAATTTCATGCAGCCTTTCTATGGCCACGGCTTCATTCTCTGAACTCGTGTGAAGGATGCCCATCCGGAATACCATAAAGAATACTCCGAATAGGATCACAACACTGAGTGCAAGGATGATTAAGGTATATAAATTCTTGGTCTTGTCCATTATTCAAAATTAGCGTAACCTAGGTCTTCCCAAGTTGGTGGGTCTATCATTTTTTTAACTCTTTTACTTTATCCTTGTAGTGGTATATCAACTCTTTTATCTTATCAAGAGGTAGGCTAAGGCGGTCGTTTCTTAAATTCTTCAAATCCTCCATTCTTTTTTTACCTATTCGCTTCTCAAGTCCAATAGCGTATTCGAGGAGATTCCCATGCTTATGCTGGTTACAGGGGACACATTGGCCAAAAACGTTATCCTCGTTGAATCTAAGGTTAGGGTATGATCCCGTGGAAAAGTAGTGCCCTGCGTCGTATTTGCCTTGTAACGGCTTACCACAACTGATGCACCCCTTTCCTTGGTCTCGAAGCCGAATGTATTGGTTAAACACCTGCTGGAGCTCTTTCCTCCACTGAGACACGGACTTGTTACGTTCCTTGATCTCTTTCAGTTCCCGTTTAACCTTCTTGTCCTTCTGCTTGGAGGAATAGGCAATCATGCATTCGATGTTCTCACACGTTGCCTGCATCGTACTGTATTTAGGGATAAACTCCTGTCTACAGATCCTGCACTTCTTATTCCTCACCTTCATAAGCTATCTTATTTTTCGGCAGGTTTCCACTCTGCCTGTTCTTTAGCCAAATTCGCCTTGACGGTCTCTTCAAGTATTGCCTTGAAGTAGTCTGACTCTGCCTCTTCATCAAAGTATTGTGCGAATTGTTCATCGTCTGCCTGTACAGCAAAGGTAGTGACTCCGTTCGTTGTACGCAAGACCGTGAAGTTCCAATTTTTGTTTTCGACACCCGGAAAGGCCATTGTTATCGTTCCGGTAAAGTGTTCCACCCGCTTGGATGGCTTGTCTGATATTCTAATCATAGTTTGATATTATTTTGTTCAAGTAATCTGAAAAACTCTTGGTAAATCTCGTCGCAGGTCTCCCACTTCTCAGCTGGCATCTCCTCGTACTTTACCCTACCCCTGAGGTAGTTTCTGATGTCGTTGAGTGCGTAGGCCATCTCGCGGGCTTTGACTGCCATGTCGAAGTATTCCTGATCCTCAGGAAGATTGAAAATTAATTGAGCTTGCATTTAAGTTATTTTTTACTGGTGTACTTATTTTGGAGGTGGTGTACTTATTTTGGAGGTGGTGTACTTATTCGTCACCTTCTACTATTTCGTCAATCGGTTTAATTTCTTGAGGTATCCATATATTTTCCTTCGCCTCTTCAAGTGTATCGAATACATCTCGCGTACACCATGCATCAAAGTAATCAACCCACCAACGCTTCCATAAAAACTTCTTCTCCACTTGGTAGAAGTAGAAAACCCTTCCATCCCCCCTTGTTCGTTTAACTATGCGTACATTCTTCATTTGTCACCTCCTTTTACTAATCCATAAAGTTTAAGTATGTGTTTGAGTTTTGATAGTGCGGTCGATAATCCTTCTTCTTTAGGGATTTCTTTTTCCCACATATCAACTCCTTCAACAAGGATAGATTCTGCATTTGCACAATCAAAACAAAAACCTAATCGTAAATCCTTTTCTCTATTACAACATTTGCATTTCATTTGTCACCTCCCGTAAATTAAATAAAGTTCATATTGTTCTGTCGTTAACATAAGCCATTGACCTTGAATTTCTATTACAAAAACTGCTTCACTCATTTGTCACCTCCGTATGTTTCGTTGTAGTATTGTCCTGACTTTGTACCCTCTTGACCTTCTTGTGTAACAATTGTGTAGTCTTGATGGTAAGGACTTCTTAGCCCTTCTTTGAAAGCATTAACAATCTGCTCCTTCTCCATTGCTTTGGCTTCATAGGTAATTACATCAAAGATTATTTGGGCGGTTTTACCCAAATTATTACCATATCCCATCTTGGTTCTTAACTCATTTAGTAACCACTCTACTGCTGTTTGCTTTTTCATATCGAGTCCTCCAATATTGGTTTAAGGTTTGGCTTCTCGTATCCTTCGGGCTTGAGTATCTTCCCGTCGTCTCGTCTGATGACTTTGCCGTCCACGACCTTGGTCATGTTGCTGCGGTGTATCTCATCGAAGATGGCTTCTATCTTATCCTGAAGGCCATGCTCCACGATCGTCCCCACAAGGATATAGAGCATATCTCCTAGGGCATCGGCTATGTCGATCATCTCCCATGCCTGAAGGTATTCATCATTCTCCTCTGCCATGAGGTCGTAGCGCAATAGATGTCGCGTGGCAATAAGGTCTGTTGGCTTGGTTGGAGTTGTTACTCCGGTGGCGTTGTGCCACTCGATTAGTTGTTGGATTTGTTGTTTCATTTTACAAAGATAACTTATGTGTGTAGTTAATGCAATTATTTCTTTTGACTTCCGTGTTGCGCTCGCCATACATTTGTTGCGTTCTCACATTACAGTGTCTGGCTGGCAGTGTAATGTGGGAGGTAAGAATAATATCTTACTCAGAATTGCCCTCGGTCCAGCCAGACGAGGGCTTTTTTTTTACCCCAACCCCACCACCCGAATCAGCCCCGTCGGTGCAATAGGCAAACTTCATACGCGAGTATGTTGGATCGGGTAGCTGCCCCTTTGTGGGGCGGGGTAGTTTGTTTTTCACGGGGGGAGGCTTTTTCTTTTCTTCTCTTTAGGTTTCTTCTTGACTTGTTTCTTTTCTCTGTCTTTTCTTTTGAATGAGCCAAGGGTTTAACCTATCTCAAGTTGCTCGTTTGGGTCAGGAATATAAATATCCAACGTCTCAGCAGCAAACTGCTTGACGTGTTCCATGTATTCTATAAATTCCTCCGTTGCAAGGTCTGACGTTTTGCGTGGGATTTTCATCACCTCGCCGGTGGTCGGGTCGGTCAGTTCAGAGTAAAGGAATCTTCCCTTGAGGAACTCATGCGTGAGGTCGCGGTCAACGTCATGGCCAAGCTCCCTGAGCCTTTCCACTATCATCGCCACGACTACGCCCCAATAGTAAGCATTCTGCACATCGGAGCGTACACGTTTCTTTATCTTGACTTCGACGGTCACAGCCAAGTCCTTTTCACGGGACATGGCTCTGACTTCCTCTTCGAAGAGGGGGCGATTGTAGATTCGCAATGCCCCCTGTGGTGTGATTACTCCGTTGTGCTTCATTTTGTCCTCCAAATTCTAAAGCCATCGGGATATGTGCGCGACTTGAACTTCTTGCCGCTGCTCTTGCCGTAGTACACGGACGAGGACAGTACGGTCGATCGCTTGCTCGTGATGGTTTCTTTGTCACACTTGATAAAGAATGAGTCGCCCACTTCCATTTCGTGGAATGGGTATTTGCTTTTGGTCTCCCGTGTTGCTTCCATCGGGATGTTCTTTTGGATTAGGATTTTCATAGCGTTTCAATTAATTCTTGTTTAGTTGGGTAGCAGTCATCTTCCTTCACGAGTTCGACTTGCTTACTGGCAAGGTAGAAAAAGCATCGAACAATGGTCTTTGCGTCCTTGGGGTCATCGCTAAAGATGTCTCCGGTGGTTGCTTCTATCTTGTATACCGGTGAGCATTCGATTTTACCGGTGTGCTTGGAGAGGAAATACAATTCCTGTCCTACGTTGTACTTTGTTTCGATAATCATTTGGTTGGTGTTGTTTGGCTTGATAATATTTTCTGATTAAACTCTTGGACTAGCAATAGGAACTCCTCCTGCGTTATCTCTTTGCGGTTCTTGTACTTGTTGAACGCATCGTCCAACATACGCTCTATTTGCTCAACCGACCCCGGCTGCATGGACATACTTTGATACGTCTCGCTCATGTACATGGTGAACATGGTGAGGTCTTCCATAATTGCAAAGCATTTCTTGCTATACTCGTACTCATTTGTGAGGAAGTAGTAGGGCAGTTTAACTTCGGTTACCTTTATGATGACGGGTTCTTGATGTTTTACTTGAATTATCATTTGGTTGGTGTATTAAAATAATTGTTTCTTACTAAATAATCGTACAGGCTGTCGAGGTCTTTGCATATCTCGTTCTTGTGTTCATCCCAAGCCTTCATGTCCTTTCTGAGGTCGTACAGGTATGACTTCTCATACATGAACCATGAGAACCAGTCCATGCCTTCCTTGGTTAGCACAGCCCCCCATAGGTGCGTGGTCACATAGTACTCGGTGTCCATGAACTCGTTAAGGTCGATGCCCATCTTGTATGCCGCACTGACCTTAGTCGATGTCTCCTTCATGCGCTCACACGCCTTCTTGAATGCTAGCTTTTTCATGCTTCCTCCTCCTCTTCTGTTACGCCAAACTTCTTGGCCTGTTCTACAATCTGATTGAAGTTGTAACCTGCGGCCTCGATCTCGGCGCGTACCTCTTCGTTCTTCTTGGTGATGTTCTCACCCTTGGCATAGCGTGCGATGACGCGAGTCCAACGTGCAACCTGAGACTTGACTGAGTCGGCGTAGTCGCGTGGCTCATCAAAGTCGTACAGGAACTTGAGGTAGTTGGAGTACTCGATGCCGAAGTTCTTCTTGAACTTGCCATCCTCAACCACGATGAGATTCTCAAGAGGTGGTCGTGTGTTGGCAGTAAAGTAGTGGGTGATACCGGCAAGGTCTGCGAGGTATTCCTGTTCGAGTTCAGCAGTAGGCTCGTACTGAAAGCACATCATGCGGAGGTCATCCTTGCAGATGTACACGAGTTCACCGTTGAGGTTAAGTCCCTTCATGTAGTGGAAGAGTTGGAGTCGGTGGTGCTTGATTGGCTTCTCAGTCTTCTCCATCATGTCCATGACGAACGATGAGCAGGACTTAATCTCTAGCACCTTCTTCTCTAGTTCCTTGTCGCCAAACTTCTCGTATAGTTTCTCTGCAATGTACAGGGATGAGGCTTGGATTGATTCAGGAAGGTGAGACGATGTGATGTCCTGCTTGGCACGCTCGATGTCAATCTTGCCACCTGCAAGGAAGTCGAGTCGTCCTGATACCTTGAGCATATTGGGGTACTCAACCATCACACGTTCCTGTGTGTTGTTGATGAGGCCGGCACGTTCGAGAACGTAGCGTACTACCCATTCGACAAGGTTACCTGCCTCAAACTTGCGGAGGCTTCTCATGTTGGGTGGATTGGTCGGGGTCACCGCCTTCATCTTCAGGTAGCGGTCAACAAGCGGCTGACCGATTTCTGATGCATAGCAATAGTCACGTGGCTCAAGCGCACGCTGTTGGGAATAAACGCATTCATTCCATAGTTGTTGGAGATTCCAATTCATGTTGTTGTAATTTAAAAAAGATTGATTTGATTTCGTTTGGTATATTCTTGAGCAGTCGCCCGCTCGATTTGTAGTTGGGCGAAACCTTGCCGATGTACTTCACGCTCTTGCCTATGATTGCATAAACGTCACGCGAATGTTTGACAATTTCATACCCGTCTTTGGTTTTAAATAATCTTGTCATGTAGTTTGCAAATATAGTAAAACGTCCATGATATCAGCTATTCCCATGTTAATTAAGGCTAATTAACTCTTCGGAGAACACCTCTGCAAGCACATCTGCAAGGTCAGCCTCCTCAGATCGGGTGAGCAGTCTCCGGAATAAACGAGCGTCGACCCACCATATGTCGTCGGTCTTTTCGTCTCTCATTCCACAGGCAGGACATTTAGTGAACGGCCTGTCAGAAGTCAATCCTACGTCAACGTAGAAGAGACACCCGCACGAATTGCGTTGCAACTTGTGCGCGGTGTATATCTCTCCTTTCTTGACAGCTCCCTGAGAGTGGTCTTTGATGCAGACAATCTCGTCGCCTGCGCGGTAGTCTATAATCATTTGCTTAAGTCTTTTAAGAGCCACATCATCAGGATGAATGCGATGTAGTCAATTACTCGTCTCATCTTTCATCATTAGGTCTAGAAGATTACGAGCCGTGTTGTACCGCTCCATGAATTCATCCTGCTGAATGTAGGTGAAGTGTGTGTAGTTCATACGCACCCTGTAGATGGTGTCGTCGAACTCACTTTGCGTAGGCTCAAACTCATCGATGTCAATCGTTGGTATTCTGTGGTAGCTGTGTATGCGGATGTCCCAACCATTCTTGGTTAGCATCCCGTACACCCAACGCCTGCCGTCTGAATACTTGAAGTAGGCGTTCTCTTCAATCACATTCGTTTCTTCGGTGTAGTGTCCGTCGTCGTCGGGGTTGGATAGTTTCCAATCGTCGTAGCTGTTGTAGTAAGTCATTGTTCAAACTTGTTAAGGATTATTGTATACATTTCGATGCGCTCCTTGGCGTTGGCGATGCAGGCTGAGATTATCTCATCGCCCTCCCATTCCGGCTTTTTGAGTTGGTCTTCATACTTCATGACCACTCGCCATTCTTCCATGATTTGCTGTTGCAAATAGCTGATTACTTTTTCTTCGTTCATGTTACTTTGTTATTTCGATGTCTAGTTGATACTCTTCGATTGCCATGTCTGCGTCCTCCTCCACCTCGAACTTGTCCATGTAGGAGAAGAAGTCAAGGAAGTCCCCGAATTGGTCGTAGGCATACGCGCTGACGATGCCGTCCTCGTTGTCCTCCTCCACCCGAAGGGTAATCTTCGAGTGGGGAGTGTCTTTTGCTGTCCGCTTTGCGAACGTAGCGAAGCTAGCGTTGTGGTAGTTTGAATCAAGCATTGGTCAAGATTTTATCAGTTAATACCATGGCCACCATCTTTGCGTAGTTCATGACCTGAGTCATCGTGCCGTGAGTTTGGCCTGTGGGCAGTTCAATCGACTCGTCTTTGGCGTAGTCATGTATGACCTCTGCGTAGTTGACGATGCCGAACAGGATTGCGTCGTAGAGTTCATCGAACACACGGGTCATCTCAAGGATGATGAGGTCGTCCTTGGTGTACGCGCTCATGTAATCCCAACTGACCTCGAACTGCCGACCATTCTGTGCAATGAATTGGTTGATGTGTGGCTTGAGAAACAAACCACGCTCTTCGATGGTCATCGACTCCCATGTCTCAGGAATCGTGATGCCATACCAAATGTCTGCGTGTGATGCACCATAACCTGACGTTGGTACTTCGCCTCTAACGATGTTGTAGATTCCGCCACCCGTGGTCGCAATCTGATTGGTGAATTGTGCTAAGTTCATACTGATTATTGATTTTTGAGTTGATACATTTCATCTATTATTTCCAATAGGCTAGCCTTGTTGGATTGCAACGCGAGTTGCTTGAGCATTTGCTCCTCCATACGGAAGGCTCGGATGATTAGCTCCATCGTTTCGCCGTCCATGGAGTGTACGTCCTTCCATGCATGGGATTCCGTGTCGTTGAGGTCTGCCGCGATTTGGATGTTGGACAGGTGTGTGTACCCATCGTCGGCAAAGCCTGTGAATTCGTCCATGTCTCCTGCT